GGCGTAACTAGAAAAAGGAGCCACCAATGGCAACAACAACATTCCTATCCAACGCAACTATCAGCATCACTCAAGGCGCTACTACAACCGATTTAAGCGATCAGGCCAACGCTTGTTCCATCACAATTGGCCAAGATGCTCTTGAGTCAACTGCCTTCGGGGATAGCGGCCACCGCTTCGTTGGAGGCCTTCAATCAGTAGAGGTAAGCATCACCTTCTTCCTCAGCTACGGCGCTACCGAGGTTGAGGCCATCCTTGCATCATGCGTAGGCACTGGCTCCACAGTGCTGACCATCTCGCCATCAGGTGCAACCGAATCAGCCACCAACCCAGAGTATGTGATCACTAACTGCATGCTGGCATCCTTCACGCCAATCAACTCCACAGTTGGCGAGCTCGCAACCGTAGAGGCTTCCTTCACAGGCGGCACCTGGGTACGCGACATCACCGCACCATAAACAAAGAAACACACAATGCAACTAACGCTCAAAGTCACAACAGACCAAACCACATACGAAGTCAAAACCAACCTGTATGTCATCATTGCCTGGGAACGAAAGTTCAAACAGAAAGCCTCCAACCTTGCCTCTGGCGTAGGTCTTGAGGACTTGGCATTCATGGCATTTGAGGCTTGCAAGGTACACGGCATCTCAGTGCCGGCAGTATTTGATGACTATGTGAAGCGCCTGGTCAACATCGAAGTTGTATCGGATGACGAAACAAACCCCACCGAGGGGGCACCTACTCTCGATCACTAGCAGAACTGCTGGTTGAGACAGGGTGGTGGCCTCCACAAATACCATTCGAGATACAAGACATGAACACAGTGATCGATGTGATCAACAAAAGTAGGCGCAAGTGACAAGTGAGCTTGGCCCTATTGAGGTCGTTGGCCTGAAGGAAGCGCTTGCTGAGCTGAACAAAATCGACAAGAAGCTTCGTAGGTCTATCACCACTGAGTACAAAGCAATCGTTGATCCTGTACTGGTTCAGGCTCGCCAGAACATTCCAGATGATGCACCGGTATCGGGTATGGCTCGTTCGTGGACTGGCAAGAGTGGCGCTGAGCTCATGGCTTGGGATGCAAAAAAGGTCAACAAGAATCTGAAGGCTTTCACCAGTGGCAAGAAGGTGCGTGATGCACCTGGAGGCTTCCGCCAGAACCTCGCAACCTTTGGCATCAGGTGGGGTGGGCCGCAGGCTACCCTGTTCGACATGGCGCGAAAAGGCACATTATCTCAGGCTTTGCAAGCGCGCTTTGGGCCACCATCTCGAGTTATTTGGCGAGCATACGCAGCACAAGAGACTGAGGTGGACAACCAAGTGCGTGATCTAGTTAATCGTGTTATGAAGATGACAGGCAACAACGGGAGAATCTAATGGCCATTACTATCCCAATTATCAGCGAGTTTGATGGCAAAGGCATTTCTAAGGCTGTCGCCCAATTCAAACAGCTTGAGACCACTGGCCAGAAGGCACAGTTCGCCATCAAGAAGGCAGCGGTGCCTGCCGGTATTGCCGTAGCAGGTTTAGGTGTCGCATTGTTTGATGCTGCCAAGGGCGCGATGGAGGATGACGCTGCACAGCAACTGTTGGCATCCACACTAAAGAAAACCACTGGAGCCACTGACGCTCAAATCAAATCCAATGAGAACTGGATCAGTACGCAAGGCAAGTTGCTAGGCGTAACTGATGATGAGCTAAGGCCTGTTCTGGCTCGACTTTCCAAAGCGACAGGATCAGTCACAAAGGCACAGGAACTAGCAACCGCTGCTATGGACATTGCGGCAAGTACAGGCAAGCCATTGGCTACTGTCACGGCCAGTCTTGAGAAGGCATATGGCGGCAACATGACTGCCCTAGCCAAGCTGTCGCCTGAGCTTCGCCAAATGATCAAGGACGGTGCCAGCTTTGATGAGGTCATGGCAGCAATGGCTAAGACCACTGGAGGCGCTGCAACCACAGCTGCTAACACGGCACAGGGACAATTCAAACGGCTAGGCGTGGCACTAGCTGAAACCAAAGAGTCAATCGGCGCTGCACTGCTCCCAGCTATTGAGGCAGTATTGCCATTCCTAACCAAGATGGGCGCTTGGGCTTCTGAGCATTCAACTGTGTTCCTCATCATTGCCGGTGTTATCGGTGGCCTAGCTCTAGCCATCGTGGGTGTCAACGCTGCCATGACTATCTGGACTGCCACCACCAAAGCCTTCGCAGCGATTCAGCTTGCCTTCAACGCTGTCATGGCCGCTAACCCTGTCGTGCTCTTTGCCATCGCCATCGCTGCTTTAGTTGTGGGCCTAGTCATCGCATACAAGAAGTTCGATGCTTTCCGCGACATTGTTGATGCCGTGTTTAGCGCCATCAAGACAGGCATCAAAGGTGGCATGGATGCAATCACCACATACCTCAGCTTTGTGATGGGCGTGTACAAAGCCATCTTCAACGGCATCGCTACCCTTTGGAACAACACAATCGGGAAGCTCAGCTTCTCGGTTCCTAATTGGGTGCCAGGTCTCGGAGGCAAGGGCTTCGATGTGCCAAACATTCCTATGCTGGCTGCCGGAGGAATCGTGAGTTCGCCCACCCTGGCCCTTATCGGTGAGCGCGGCCCAGAGGCGGTTGTCCCCCTTTCTAAGATGGGCGATATGGGCAGTGGCACCAATGTGACCATCCATGTCAACGGAGGCGACCCGAACGCTGTGGTGGCCGCATTGCGAACATACATGCGACAGAACGGTTCAGTCCCCATCCGCGTAGGCAACGCCTTCTAATGACGATCCAGAACTATGCCGTGTACTACCTGTCAGGGGCCACAGAGGTTGCCTTGACAAATGTGCAAAGCATCAACATCACATGCGGTGTGCAAGCCCAGCTGCAACAGATCAGGGCATCCACCGGCACTATCGTCATGCGCTACCCAAACGGCTACGCCACCCCAATCACTGGCCTAGTGCCAGGCACCGAAGTGCTGGTACGCAACCTGACCACAGCAGACCCATACTCACAGCTTGTCTATCGCGGTTACATTTCAGATGTAGCTGTCAACTATGGAATCCCATACTCATCAAGCGTGGGTGTCGCTGACTATCTGACCATCACCCTTGAAGGCGAGTTCTCCAGATTGGGCCGTATGCAGGGGCTTAACTATCCACTAACAGGCACCTTGCAATACCAGATGCAAGACCTGACTGACTGGACTGGCGTGTTCATGCAGTGGTTCGGGCCAAACGACACCCCAGGCGCTGACACCAATGTCACCGGTACATTTGCTGACTGGCTCGCCCTCATCGGTGTTACCTACAACGCACGACTTCAGGAAACAGCCAACGGCTCAAATCGTGGCATCTACATGGTTTCGCCCTTCTTTACTGATGAGCTATCGCTTTATTTCACATCGCCTGCACTGGCCACAGTGGGCAACCAGAAGCAGATATTTGACCAGATCACCTTCGACTCATTGGCTGACAACTACTACACGCAGGTCACTGTTGATCCTGAAGACTTTGCAGCTGTCACTGTCACCAAGGCTGGGGCTCCAGAGCCTCTACGCACCTACCAGGTCAACACGCTCAATGCATCGACATCACAGGCCACGGACTATGCAAACTATTTGCTTGCCAACTTCTCTGACCCTGCCTTGGCTATCAGCTCAATATCAGCATTGGCTGAGGCCCAGCTAGTTAATCGCCTAGACAACGCTCAGAGCTTTGGCACCACCACAATCCCTGCACAGCTCCCTGCATACCCTGGCTGCCAAATCACTGTGAACTTTCGAGGCACTGACTATGTGTGCATCATCGAAGGTGTCACGATGTCAGCCACACCCGAATCAGCGCGGTTCACTTATTATGTATCTGGTGCAGATCAGAACGCATACCTGAGACTCGACAACGCAACCTTCGGCAGACTCGACTACAACAAGTTAGGATATTAACTATGGCTATAAAGACTTTTACTACGGGTGAGGTGCTGACGGCTGCCGATACAAACACGTATTTGGCGAACTCAGGGCTGGTCTACATCGCTACTGGCACAGGCTCAAGTTCGGCCAGTATCCCTGTAAACGGATGCTTTAGTTCAACTTTTGACAATTACGTTGTGGTCGCTTCATTGACTAACAGCGTCAATTCTCAAATTCGCATAAAATTGCGAAACGGGACAACAAATAAATCTGCTAACTACTATTGGGGCGGTTTCTATTTTGACATGGTGGGCGGTGGTGCCCTAAATGGCGAAGGGTCAGGCGGTGCGGTTAGTACTGGCGTAAGAGTCATCGCCTACAACACAAACGGAGTATCAAACATTGTCACCCAAATAGGAACACCTTTTACAACCACTAGGACTACTTTTGCAACTCAAGTGCAATCAACCGAAACATATTTTAGAATATTTAACGGCTTACAAGATGAGGCATATTCGGCTACTGGCATAGACGTAATTCCTGATTCAGGCACTATTTCTGGAACAGTTGTCGTCTATGGGTATCGCAAGGCATAACAGATGAAACGCCTACTGCTGATTAGCGCCACCCTCAT